GAGTAAGAAGCCGATGGCTACAAAGGAAGATTTTGAGCACCTTAGAGGAGTCATTAGCGAAGTTAAGGAAGTTCTCGAAGGCCATGTCCTCTTCTACGAGCGGAAGTACGCTCGAAGCGCAGAGGCTCGCTTTGAGGGAGCTGGCAAAGGCGAACCTTTACTTCCTATGTAAGGGTGTCCTTAAGTTCTCTAAGCCTTTCTACAGTGAAGGGCTTTCGCCCACATTTCATGGGCCGCTTTGTAGGGAGTTGGATGATGTCCAGTTACCGTATGGTCGGTCCTTGGATCTGTGGCCCCGCGGTCACATTAAAACCCACGTTATCACCGTGGCTAAGAATATCCAGCACTACCTTAGAAATAACGATACCAGAATCTTGCTTGTTGGATCCAACGAAGACAACTCTAAAAAGAACCTCCATCTCATCAAAGAAATTTTCGAGCGTAATACCCTCTTACATTGGTTATTCCCTGAGTGCATACCGAACCTTAAGGGGGATACCTGGTCAGAGACGGCAATCACCTTACCACGCCCACATAACCGAGCTGAGACGACTTTTAAGGCCATTGGTTGGGGTGGGCGAATAACAGGGTGGCATTTTGATGTCACAAATAAGGATGACCTTATTGATGAGAAGACTGAGAAGTCTCCAGAGGTTATGGAGAAAATTACAAGCTGGCATCTGCTCTCTAAAAATTTGCTTGAGTCACCTACAACTGGAGTGGACCAGGTCGTGGGGACGCGGTGGTTGACAGGTGATGTTTATGGTTATATTATTAAAAATGAGCCGGAGTATGATGTCAGGCATGTGGCGGCAATGTATAAGGATGAAGTCACGAACGAGTGGAAGGCGGCCTGGCCCGATCGTTTCACCGTCGAGGCTTTGCTCACAATGCGTGAAAAGGACCCTTACATGTTCGCCTGTCAGCAGATGAATAACCCCAAAGATGAAGCCATTGTGGCTTTCAACGCCAAGTGGTTAAGGTACTTCACCTTTTCAGATGATGCGATGAATATCTTGGTTGAGGCATAATGCCGTTTGATACTAAGTTAAATCCAGGCGAAGAGCGTAAGTTTCAATCATGGAAATCTAAACATGCGCCGAAAGATTCTGGCGCTGATTATGACTTACGTGGTGCTTATAAGTCTGGGTTGAAACCTGATGTAACTGGACATTGGCCTGATACCTATAAGAAGCCTAATCATGAAACCTTTTCAGATGAATCAATTTATAGTTCGTTGACTGGGACGAAACCTGGACGTTGGACTGGGGCGAACAAAGATGTGTATACTCCATTTGAGCGTTTAGGTAAGTAATGTTAATCCAAACAAAGCTTAATGACCTTGACATTGTGGCATGCGTGGACCCTGCTATCAGTGAACGCTCCACCGCTGCGAAGACGGCCATCGTCGTTGCTGGCATATCACCTTACGGTAAGTTATTTTTGTTAGACTCGTGGTCAGGCCGCCAAGGCGACCCTGCCAAGATCATTGATCAAACTCTGGCGATGGCCCAGGAGTGGAGCCCTCGTTGTATCGGTATAGAGATGATCGCTTATCAGAAAGCCCTTCTACCATACATGCAACGAGAGATGGCTAGTCGCTCTAGGTGGTGGCCCATCATCGAACTCAAACCTGACCGTAATAGTAAGACGGCTGAAAAAAAGAACATGCGTATTTTGTCAATGGTGCCTTACTTTAAATCAGGGCAAATACACATCCTTAGAGGGAACTATGATTTCATCGACGAGTATGAGAGTTTCCCTAACGGCTCCACCGTTGACCTGTTGGATGCCTTCAGCTACGCGGTACGTTTGCTGGTTCCAAAGGACGACAGTAAAAAGCCTGCTTTGGAGTACAAACTTAAGGCTCTTGAAAGGGAAGACCCGTCGGCCGCACGTTATTGGCGCAAGGTAGCCGAGAGAAGGGGCGAGCTTGAACCGACATATGATGAACTTGCTGATGCGGAGGATGACCAGATGGTTGGCGAGGAGCTCTCCTATGCCGAGTTCGTGTGAGAGTTCGTGTGAAACACTTATGTCAAATTTAACAGAAGTAAATGCCCAAAAACTGTCTCTGCCGCTGAATAGCACCTTTGAGGTGTCGCGCGCCGAGACTATCGGGAAGTCCGGATGCGGCTCTTTGTCAAATAGGCAAAACTGCGGAGGGGCGGCTGTGATTGTGTCGCATGTGTCACAAGTGGCAACGCAAGCGCCACAGAACCAGAGCTTTATGTTTGCTCCGAGGGAATATACCTTTTTGATAGGGCTAGGTCCCTCGGAGTACAAACATGTGGGTAAATAAAAAAACCTACCAATTAATAATAGAACTCAAACAAGCCGCAGAGCACAAAGCTCATTTCTTTGAACAACTTAACATCCAGTTAAGCAGAGAAAACCGTCGTCTAATAGAAAGACTCCTGGCAAAAGCTGATGTCCCTTTGGTTGAATCACCTGATAACATAATCCAAAACGTCCTCAAATCCACACAACAAGATTATAGCGAAGAGGGTGGAGACCTATTTGAAGATGACGACACTGGTGAACCTGTTATTAGAGATGCCAAAGATGAAGCCAAACAAAAACAAGAATCTGACCAAATGGAGATGCAGCCATGAATAAACTTCTAATAGCTATTTCGTTTTTGCTAATATATTCTACGCCGGTATTAGCAATGGATGCTGTTCTTACGTGGACATCTAATACAGAGACCGACCTTGCTGGTTATAATATTTACCGTGGTATTGGTACATGCCCCACTAGTCTATTACAACCTTTACTTACACCGAAAGGTATACCTGTTACCTTAGATAAAGTCACAACTTTTTCAGATCTTAATATCCCTGTAATGGATGGTAATCTATGCTATGAAGTTACCGCTATTGACACGGCAGGGAATGAATCCTTACATAGTAATAGAGTAGTCAAGGTTATAAACCAAATCCCTCCGATAGCCCCCACTGGCCTGGATGTTGTGATTCGGTGAGGGGCTTTTGGAATAAATTGTTTTGTTATTTAGCACAGAGGTGTACATGAGTAAGTTATTCAATCGTAAATTCATAAAAGTCTCACGTGAACATTATGGCCAACTCACCTTACTGGTAGATTACCTCACCTTAAAAGCCGGTGGTAAAATCGAAATCCCTGATCCACAAACAATGCAACAAGCCGTCGCTGGTTATGACGCAGCTTTACTGCCTGACCCCATCACCAATGGCGCAACCTTATTCCTTCGTAAAACAGAAAAAGGTTTATCAAACTAATGGGTCAACTATTAGATAAAATCTTTGAAGTTGTTAATGGTAAAGGCTCTGGTGCAAAGAGTGATTCCGGTGCCAGTATTAACAACCTCCTACCTAAAGGTGAAGATCAAAAACCTGGTCGTCTCCTAGCCAACAGCGAACAAGAAGGTGCTGACAATCCTTATGGTGATTATCAAACCATAAGAGAGCGCATTAAAAAACATGTAGAGGATGTGTCAAAGGCAAGATGGCAATTCGAGCGTTTATGGTTTAGATGTTGTCTTTATTATGTTGGTAACCAATGGGTGAAATGGGATGAAACACGTCGAGAATACCGTCAACGTAACCTCAAACGTAGATGGGTTCCAAAACCAGTCACCAACCGTTTTGCCTCCACGATTGACGCAATTAGAGGCGCATTGCAAACGGCGCAAGTACAACCTTCTGCCTGGCCTTCAACGGAGAGTGTCGAAGATATTGCTTCGACGGATGTTGCGGAAAGCGTCATACCGATTATTGATGATGAGATCATGGTTGAAAGGCTCAAACAACAAATAGCTGCATGGATCTGCTTATGTGCCGATGCTTTTGCTTTCCCTTACTACGACCACTCAGATGACAGCCTAGGGCGCACAAACATCCCTTCCGAAAGATGTATGATGTGCCAACACGTAGACCAACCTTATGAATTTGAACAAGCACAACAATGTCCAAATTGTGGTGGCCCACTTCTCACAGAACCCGCTGTTGATCCCAACACTCAACAGCCCATCCAACAAGACTACCCTATCGGCCGTCTACGTGTTGATATATTGTCACCTCTTGAAACCTACATAGCTCTAGACTCTAAAGAGTTTCGTGATATACGTAAATTCACACGTCTTAAAACCTACGCACTTTCAACAATCAAACAACGCTATCCCGAAGCAGCTAGTAACTTAAGCGCAACCCACTCATCCCAAACCAAACAAGCTCAACACTACCTTGAGCTATTAACATACATGACTCAAGACACCTTAATGTCCTCTGGCAGGTCACACACAGAAAACATCGGCATCTTCACCCACATTGAAATGCCTTCTGAAGATTACCCTGAAGGTCTTTGTGCTGTGATGGCCGATGATGACACAATGCTAGAAGTCGGCCCATCACCTTTCTACGACAATAAGCTTGGTGAAAAAGCCCACTACCTCCCCCTTGTCCAATTCGGTTACATGACCGTCCCAGGTCGCATCTACCACAAATGCTCTGCATATGACCTTCTATCCAAACAAGACCAGCGGAATCGGTTAGAGTCGCTGATGGAAGTAAGCGTTCTGAAAGGTGTTTATAATACGTGGCTGCTCCCCACGGGATCGAACATTACTCGAATCACCGGCGAACCGAGTCAACATATCCGCTGGTCCCCTACTGGCACAGGTGGTGCCAAACCTGAATGTATCACAACTGCCCCTTTCACCGAAGCTGTAATGAAGTGGTTGGAAAAACTTGATTCTGATTTTGAAGAAATAGGCGGTACTTATGATGCCGTCAAAGGTGCGGTACCTCCGGGTGTTTCTGCTGGGTACGCCATACAGCTCCTCACAGAAAGGGCATATGGTCGTTTCGGCCCAGTCTACAGTAATTGGGAATTCTCCTGGACTCTATTATACCGCATCCTCCTTATGCAGTTTAGAGCTAACGTAACTGAACCACGAATGACCAAAATCAAAGGAGATACAGGTGCGTGGGAAATTAAAAAGTTCCTCGGTGCTGACCTCACGGGCTCTGTGGACATACGCATCGAAGGCGGGTCGGCGCGGCCGCGTACAAAAATCGCAGAACAAGCACTTATTGAAACTCTTGCCAAACTTGGAGTTGTTAATCCGGCAGACCCGCAGCAATCCCACAACATAGCCGAGCTGTTTGGAATGAGTCACATCCTAGGCAGCGCCTCAGACGATTATCGTGAAGCGGGTAGGGAATGGGATGCCTACTCAACAAGAATGCAAGCCCCGACTGTTTTGCCTTTGGTTGATAATCACCTCATCCACATCGTAGACCATGTTAAACGCGCTAAGACTGACACCTACAGAGAGATGGCCCAAAGTAACCCGGAGTTTGCCAAGTTCTGGCTCCAACACATAGCCGACCATAATATGATTATCATGCAGCAACAAGCTGCTATGCAGCCTAAAGGCAAACCCAACAGTGGTGGTCAAGGAGGTAGTGGCGGCACAACCAAAGGTGGCGACGCTTCATCAAAGAGTAAGGAGAATCCAGACAAAACCAGTGATAGCGTAAGAGAAGGGGGAAACAACACTATGGGGGCTGGTGGAAAAAACCAGTATTAATTATGGAAGAAAACGGAGATGGTAAAAGTTTTGAACATCACCTAGAAATGGCTCATCTACACAGCCAATCCATGTCACACCACTTGCAAAAGCTGACAGCTATGCACGGTAAGACAGATGTCGGTGATGCGGATGAGGGTGAATCTACCAAATCACAAGCAGTAGGTCACAGCGGTCCTTTCAAAGGTGAAGAAACACCGGTAGAAGAAGCAGGCGAAGAAAAGCAACAATTGGCCCAACGTAAACGGAGGAGATAAAAATGGCAGTACAAAACATTCCAGTTACCTACTCAGGGACAGTGGCTTGTGATCTTGGCATCGTTGTCAATACAAGTGGTGCTGTATTTGTGGATGTTACAGCCCTTAACCCTAACGAAGTCAACAAGCTTCTAACCGTCCTCGATGCGGCACGAAACGTAGTTGTCAACAAATACACCAAAGCCCTTAACCCTAATGTCGTACCTGTTTCCCTTAGAGGGGCGACAGGCTTCTAAAAGGAAGGATAAAAAATGGCAGTACAAACTATCACCGTTACAATCCCAGCAGGTCAAACTGTTGTGGCTGCTTTAGGAGTCATAATGACACTTGAAGGTCGTGTAGTGCTTGGTAATGAAACTGCACCTAAGATCACCTCCAACGCAACTGACCCTAAACCTCTATTGATGATGCTAGAACAGGCTCGCAATGAGGTAAACAAGATTCCATCAGCAGATGTTCCTTTGCGTAGTGCTCAAGGTTTAGTGCGTAGTTAGTAGTCAGTTTAACAATGCCCACTTGGACACAACCAAGTAAAAAAGTGTAGGGCTAGGGGATACACCCCGATAAAAAAGGAGTTTTACAATGTTTAAGTTTTTGCATCTAGAAGACCCTCGTAAAAGATTCCAACTCACCATCGAGGGAGAAGGTGAAGGCGATCAGGGTGGAGGTTCAACTGGGGTGGTTGAAGAAGGTTCTGATGAGGCGCAACAATCCAGCAATGGAAATAATGCCTCACAAGGACGTTCTCAATCCATCCCTTATGGACGTTTCGCCGAGGTCAATCGTGAGAGGCAAGAGCTGGCAAAACAGCTTGAGGCTTATAAAAAGTTTGGTAATGTGGAAGACCTTGCCAAACAGATTGCCCGTTCTAAAGAAATCTCGACAGGTCAAAGGTTCACCGCCAGTGAAGTGAAAGCCCTTGAGGAAGACCTTAAACAAGTCCCAGAACTTAAAAAGGTTTTTGAATACGTCAACAATCAGACGGCTGAGAGAGAAGAGATAGGTAAACAATTCATCAATGATGCCTCTGTAAAAGTGTCGTCATTGGTAAAAGAGCTTGGTTTTGACCTTAAAAATACCGACGACCGCAAACTCCTTGAATTTGACATACAAGCCGTCATAGCAGAACGCATCAAACAGACACCTGGATGGTTGGCCCGTTGGAAGCGTAATGATATGACAGTTGTAACAGATGCTTGGAATAAGGTCAAAGGTATTTACGGTTGGACCAGGCGTAGTAATA